TTCGATACCGCCGTCGGCCGCCATTCGCCGCGGGCCAGCATCTCGGTCTTGTGGTGCTCGGCAATGGGGCGCTCACAGCCCTCGCAGTGATAGGCCGCCGTCTCGGGCCTCCCCTCCGCCCAGCGCAGCCGCTCGAATTTCAGCCACTGCATCGTGCCGCAATGCGGACATGGCACGAAGTAACGCCGCTGATCGCTCGCCTCGAACTCGCGCTCGATCCGGCTCAGCCCCCGGATCGTGGGGGTCGAGACCATGAACACCTTGCGCCGGTGCGAGAAGGTGGTGGTCCGCGCTTCCGCCAGCGTGACGGGATCGCCTTCCTCGTCGGCCGAGGCCGGATAGGCGTCGACCTCGTCGAGGAACACATAGCGCGCTGGCATCGACCGCAGGCCGGTGGCGCTGTTCGCGCCGGTCAGCACCAGGATGCCGCCGGGGAATTCCTTCGACAGCATCGAGTTGCCCGCATCGCGGGATCGGGCCGGGTTCACCCGCTCGCGGAGAACCGGGCTTTCCTCAATGAGCGAGTCGATCCGCTGGCGCGAAGTGCGCTTCGCCAGTTCGAGGCTCGGCAGCACCACCAGCATCGGCCCCGGCGCATGGTGGATGACGAAGCCGATCCAGTTGTTCCCGGCCTCGGTCGCGCCCACCTGCGCGGCCTTCATGAACACAACGCGCTGCGCCGGATGGCTGGGGGACAGCGCATCCATGATCTCGCGCAGATAGGGCGCGCGGGCGGTGCGATATCGCCCCGGCTCGGCCGCGCCGCGCGAGGACAGCCAGCGATGCTGATCCGCCCATTCCGACACCGTGAGGTTCGGATCAGGGCGCATCCCCCGACGCCAGACCCGGAGCAGGTCCTCAGCGCCGTCGAAGCCGAGGTCGAGACCCGCGGTCAGGTCGTTGTCGTCATCCGGCCCTTCGCTTGCGCTCCGGGCATTCGTCCCTCGCAAAGGTCCACTGGACCATTGCGTTTCGTTGTCACGAAACCGTTTCTCATCATCCGAGGGAGACCCTGAGGTCGGCGAGGGCGTCGAGCTGTTCGCGGACATGGGCTTCCAGCACCCTCTGCATGATCGCGGTCTCGATCGTCACCGATGCCCCGGATTGCCGTTCCACCTCCGCCATGATCTCCGCCGCCATCAGCGCGGCCACCCGTCCGGGCCAGGTCACCCAGACATCCCGCGCCTCGCGCGCGAGCCGGAACACCAGCCTCTCCGCCCGCGCGCGGTCGACCAGCGCGCCCTTCTTCTTCTGCACGGCCAGCTGGCGTTCCTGCGCCGCGTAAACCGTCAGCGCCGTCCGCGCCTTGATATACGATGTCGTGTCACCGTTGCCGCTGGCCTGCCCGTCGCCACCCACGGACCGGCGCTGCTGGTCGGGGTCCGTCATCTCAGCCCGCCGCACATCCGAGGCCGCGGCGTTGATCGACCCGTCGTCAAAAACCACCAGCCGCCCGTTCTTGCGCGCCTTCTGCACCCCGCCGCGGGACAGGCCGGAATGGGCCGCATACTCGCGTTCGCTCATGCCCTTCATGGCGCCGTGATGCCTACCAAGATATTGAAAATAAATAGGAAAAGACAATCATTCCCGTTGATTGTCTCCGCCGTCAGAGCGATCCTGCGATCAGGAATTCACCCCCGGATCGGAGACCAGACCATGACCGCAACCGCCAAATCCGCCCCCACCGTGCCCGAGGCGCTGATGCTCGATATCGCAAAGCGCCACTTCTTCGTCGAGACGCTGGACACCCGGAACAGCGACGGGCTGGATTTCCACGATGTCGCTGTCTGGTCGATCCGCGCCGCCCTGATTGAGGCCTATGCCGCGGGCCTCGCCGCGGCCCGCCGCTGAGGGGGCCAACGACATGACCATGGCCATCACCACCATCCGCATCGACTATTCCGCCCTTCCCGAGGGCTTCGACCTGAGCCGCCCGGACGCCATCGCCGAGGTCATCGAGCAGGCGCTGCGCGAGAGCGGGATCCCGGCAGAGGCGTCCGATGTCCTCTCGCACCTGAAGATCGAACTGCCGACCGCCCAGCTGAGTGCCGCCAGCCGCACGCTGGCCGAGATGCGGCTAATCTGACCGGAGCGATCAGAAAGCACTGATATTGCTCCGATTTGCCTGACCATCATTCGCCCGACAGAGCGATGGTGCTGGCACCGGAACGATGCAACTCACCGAAGGATGCCCCGCCTTGACCCGCCACAACGCCCGGAGGCCCCGATGACCACCCCGTCCGACACCCAATCCCTGATCCTCTCCCGCGCCGCGACCCGGCCGGGCAACCTCGCCCTGCCGCTGCCCGAGGGGCTGGTCGGCGCCGCCGCCAAGATGGTGGTCGGAAAGATGATCGCCCGCGGTTGGCTCGAGGAGGTCGAGGCCTCCTCAAGCCGTGGCGAGCCGCTGTGGCGCGAGACCGGGGACGGATTTGGGACCACGCTGATCGCGACCGAGGCCGGGCTCGAGGCCATCGGGATCGAGCCGTTGGTGGCCAGCGCCGTCGCCAGCGCGCGAAAGACGAAGCCGAAGCCGGCAACGACGCAGACGCCAGACGCCACCGATACCGCGAAACCCGTCGCGATCCGCGCTGGCACCAGGCAGGCGCAGATCATCGCCATGCTGCAGCGACCCGAGGGCGCGACGGTCGCCGAGATGGTGGAGGCCACCGGATGGCTGGCCCACACCGTCCGCGGCTGTATTTCGGGGGCGCTGAAGAAGAAGCTTGGCCTGCCCATCGCCGCCGAGAAGGTCGAGGGCAGGGGGACGGTCTACAAGCTGAATTCCTGACCATTCCCTGCCAGCCGCTCTGCCCCGCCGCCCCGACCGGGCGGCGGCGCGCCAGCGATCCGGTCAGACCTGCCGCCAGCGTTCGAACAGCGTGCGCAAGACATAGCCGCGCACCAGCGACACGCCGGTGAACACGAGACCGATGGCCAGCTGATCACCCAGCGCGATGTGGATGCCGAAGACCGGAAACACCACGATCTGCATTCCGACGGCGAGGGCGTAGCCGACGATCACGTTGGTCGCGGCCTCGACCAGCGACATGATGCGCGACTGGGTCATGCGCGTTTTCTCGACCGGCGCACGGGCGTTGTCGCCGCCTCGGATTCTGTGACCCGGTTGGCCTTCCGCCCCGTCGCCATCTCCCACCGCCGCACGGCGACGTCGCAATAGACCGGGTCCAGTTCCACCGCGAAGCACCGCCGCCCAGTGCGTTCCGCAGCGATCAGCTGGGTGCCGGAGCCGCAGAAGGGCTCGAACACCAGCTCGCCCGGATCGGTGAAGGCCTCCAGCACCGCCTCGACCAATGCCACCGGGAACACCGCCGGGTGCGACCCGGCAGCACCCAGCCCGCCCTTGTGGCGCATGATCCGGAACACAGAGTCCGGGATGCGGTGGCTCTGGATCGCGTTGCCGGTGCCGGTCTTGCGATGAACCGTGCCGTCCGCCCCGCGCAGGCCGCCGCCGCCGAGGGTCTCGCCTGCGTGCTTGCTCTCGACCGTCTTGTTCGGCTTCCGGGGCTGGCGGTTGAAGTGGAAGATGAACTCATGCGACGGCGCCAGCCGCCCGTTCCAGTCGCCCGGCAGGCCCGGCCCCTGGTCCCAGACATACCAGCCGAAGCGCCGCCAGCCCTGCGCGCGCATCCAGTCGAGCCAGCTCTCCCAATACGGGATCCACTCGCCGTCGCGATGTACGAGGCCGAGGTTGACCAGCAGCTGGGCATTGGTGGTGACGGGCGCCGCGGCGAACACGCCCTGCATCAGCGCATCCCAATCGCCGACCTTTTCCTTCGCCGCGCCATAGTCGCGCTGCTGTGCATAGGGCGGGGAGGTGAACATCAGCGCCGCCTGCGCCCCGTCCATCAGGCGCGCCACCACAGCCGGGTCGGTCGCATCGCCGCAGATAAGGCGGTGATGCCCGAGCCGCCAGATGTCACCGGGCCGGGTGATCGGGTCAGCCGGAGCGTCAGGGATCGCATCGGCAGTGTCGTCATCGATGGGTGCGCGGTCGTCGGCATCGTTCAAGAGCGCGTCCAGCTCGTCTTCGCGGATCCCGATCAGCCCGAGGTCGAAGTCGTCGGCCAATAGCCCCCGCAGTTCCTCGAGCAGCAGCGCCTCGTCCCATTCGCCCAGTTCGGTCAGCTTGTTGTCGGCAATCCGGTAAGCCCGGCGTTGGGCTTCAGACAGATGGCCCAGCACGATGACCGGCGCCTCGGCCAGCCCGAGCTGGGCTGCGGCCAGGATGCGGCCATGGCCCGCGATCAACTCGCCGTCGGCGGCGACGAGGCAAGGAACGGTCCAGCCGAACTCGGCCATGCTGGCGGCGATCTTCGCCACCTGGTCGGCGTCGTGGGTCTTGGCATTCCGGGCGTAGGGTTTCAGCCGATCCAGCGGCCAGAACGCGATCTGGCTCGGGCGCAGATGCACGGTCATGCTGCCAGCCGCTTTGCCTTGAGGGCGGCGAAGCTCTCGCCAGTGTCCGCCCGCACCGCCTCTCGACCGGTGAAGGACTGCCAGCGCTCGATGGCGACATCGACATAGGCCGGGTTCAACTCAATGCCGAGGCAGACACGGCCGGTTGTCTCGGCCGCGATCAGCGTGGTGCCGGATCCCATGAAGGGCTCGTAGACCGCCTGGCCGGGGCTGGAATTGTTCAGGATCGGCCGCCGCATGCATTCGACCGGCTTCTGCGTGCCATGGACCGTCTCGGCGTCCTGATCGCGGTTGGCGATCTGCCACAGCGTTGTTTGCTTGCGGTCACCGGCCCAATGCCCCTTGCCCTTGGCGCGCACGGCATACCAGCAAGGCTCGTGCTGCCAGTGATAGTCGCCGCGGCTGAGCACCAGCCGGTCCTTCGCCCAGATGATCTGCGACCGGATCGCGAAGCCAGCTGCCACCAGGCTGTCGGCCACGGTCGCGGCATGCAGCGCCCCATGCCAGACATAGGCCACGTCGCCGGGGAACAGCGCCCATGCCTCGCGCCAGTCGGCACGGTCGTCGTTCAGCACCTTGCCGGTGCGTTTCGTCCTCGCCGCGCCCGCCTGGTTGCGCCAGGACGGATCGTACTCCACGCCATAGGGCGGGTCGGTGACCATCAGCAGGGGGCGCACATCACCGAGCAGCCGCCCGACCACATCGGCCGCGGTGCTGTCGCCACAGGTCAGGCGGTGCGGCCCCAGTTGCCAGAGGTCGCCCGGCACGGAAACCGGCGTGACCGGAAGCTCCGGAACATCGTCCTCGCCCTCGACCGGGCCATCGCCGCCCAGCGCCTCGGGATCCCGCAAAAGCGCGTCGAGATCGTCGTCGCTGATGCCAAGCAGCGTCAGGTCGAAATCCTCGGCCAAGAGCCCCGCGATCTCGTCGCGCAGCAGGACCTCGTCCCATTCGCCCAGTTCCGTCAGCTTGTTGTCGGCGATGCGATAGGCCCGGCGCTCGGCCTCGTCGAGATGGCTGAGCCGGATCACCGGAACTTCGGTCAGCCCGAGCATTGTCGCGGCCAGCACCCGGCCATGGCCCGCGATCAGCTCGCCATCGTCGGCCACCATGCAGGGCACGGTCCAGCCGAACCTGGCCATGCTGGCGGCGATCTTGGCCACCTGGTCGTCGCCATGCATCTTGGCATTGCGGGCATAGGGGCGCAGCCGGGCGATCGGCCAGGTCTCGATCTGGCTCGGCGCGAAGACGAGGTCCATGGGATGCGGCTCGGGATGTGGGGGGAAACGAAAAGCGCCCGCGAGGGGGTTCCTCCGGGCGCAATTCTTCGATGATCAAGGGGTAGGTCAAGGGGGGCAGGTCTGTCAAGCCGAAAAGTGAAGCGGATTCAACAGCTTCTGACGAATTGGCTTTCCGCGGTGGCTTCCGGCCGCCTGGCTTCCCCGGAGGTGGCTTCCCTGGCTTCCCGCCGGGAATCCACCCCGGCCAGATCGTGATTCCGCAAGCCGCTGATCTGACTCAGGAATTCCGGCTCCGGGGCGCAAGGTGGCTTCCGCCTGGCTTCCCCGGTGAAACTGCCTCACGCTAGCTAACCGCCGCGCTGCGCCCCCCCGCATACGTTCCGCGCCGGGGAGGAACCAAAGGAGGGGGGAGGGGCGTCGCAGGGCAGGCTCCAGGTTCAGCACCCGTAAATCAAGCTGGTCGCAAGTTGGCAGCGTGATTGAGGCGCCCAACTGGGGGCCAGACGAGCGATCTATTGGCTCCCGGCCGCGCCGATGGAGCGGCGGCGCCTGTCCTGCCGGCACCTGATCCGGCTGAGCCCGCTGTTGCGCTGGGAGCGTTCGCCCCGCGCGCGAGCGGCATCCGCGCGATGCTGCCGCATGTGGTCAGGTTCCGCGCAGCCCATGCCGTCGCGTCGCTGAGGGCGGCTGCACACGCCCTGTCCGACCCGCAGGATCATGGCGAGAAGGCCCGCCTGATACCCTTGCCGGGCGCCCGAGGCTGCAGGGCGCGGCGGCGCATGCCACCCTGGCACCGGCCCGCGCGGGCCCGTCCCCCCGCGCCCGCAGTCCGCGTGCTTAGTCCAGCTTGCGCACCGTGGTGCGCATCGTGAACGTGCACCCCTCGCCCGAGATCGTGGCGTCGAGGGTGAAGCGCACCGGGCTCAGCAGGTTCGCGCGATAGGTCACCACCACCCCGTCGCCGCCGCCCCGCCCGGTCACGGTGCGGAAGTCCACCTGCGTCCACACCGGCCGGTCATCCTCGGGCGAAGGGTTCGAGGCCAGGTAGAACCGCTCCATGTCGAACCGCCCGCCCCAATCCACCGTCACCGGCCCCGGCGCGGGGTTCATTATCCCCGGCAACATCGAGGCCATCATCATGCATTCCTGCGGCCCCGTGGCGCCGATCAGCGCCGTCCGACCGTCCCAG